CACCGGCCAAGCCCTCATCAAAACCAGCGACACCAGCTACGACACCGGCTGGAGCGACGTTCTCACCTCCAACACGACCGGAATCACTGGCGCAACCGCCATCACCAACGTGGTGAAGATCAGCCAAGCCGATTACGACGCCATCCCCGTCAAAAGCCCCACCACTTTGTACGTGGTTGTCTAATGGGCCTCCGCATCGGCGATCTCGAAGTCCAGCAGATCTATTTGGGCACCACCCAAGTCACCGAAATCTTTTTGGACAACGCCGACGTTGTTCCCGTCAGCGGCTACAACATCCTCCAAGAAAACACCGAGCACCTCCTACTGGAATCCGGCTACCGCCTCTTACTGGAACGCCGCCCTGTACTCCTCACCGAGTCCCTGGAGCAAATCACTACCGAGAGCGGCGATTACATCACTGTGGAAGCAACCTAACCTTCTGTCCTATACTACAAAAGTCACAAAACCCTTTGTCATGGCTGAATCGCTAGACAAAGTTCTGCAGCCGGACGGCACCTACAAGTGGCAGCTTGTGGAACTCCGCGCTGAGAACTTGTACGAAAAGGACAAGCCGGCTGTGGAGCCCGAGCCGGTAGCACGCAAAACGCGCCGCCCCAAAACCGACGAAACCCCCTTCGAAACTGAAATCTGAGTATGGACGAGCAAGTCATCCAGGAAACGCCCGTGGCGTCTCCTACCCAGCCCGTGGCTGGAGCCGACACCGCTCCCTCGACTGACGCTTCCGCTGCTTTACGCAACGAATACGAAGCCCAAATCAACGCATTAAAGCTCCAAGCGGTTGAAGCCGAGGAACGTTTCCAAGGCATCAAATCAAAACTCGACGAGGTCTACAAACGCCAAGACGAACAGCGCAAAAAGACGCTGGAAGACCAAGGCCAATGGAAAGACCTTTGGGAAGAGGCCAACCGCACCGGCCAAGAAAAGGACCAAGAAATTGCAGACCTCAAGCGTCAACTTGAGGAGATGCAAAAAAGCAATGAGAACGCGGCAGTCCGCACAAAAGCGATGGCTGCCATCAGCCAGGCTGGCGCAATCAACGCCGAGCAAATGCTCCAGCTACTTCAAAGTAGTCTCCGTAAAAACGAGTCCGGCAATGTCGTCATCCTGAATGGCGGCGTGGAGCAAGACCTCACGACTTACATCGCCAACCTGAAGGCTCCTGGCTCTGGATACGAGCATCACTTCAAGCCCAGCTCTGCCGCTGGAATGGGAGCAAAGCCGAATCCAACATCTGTTGTTTCTGGAGGAGTTGCTAACCCCTGGAAAGAAGGTTCCATCAACCTCACACAACAGATGCTAATTTCTAGTCAGGACCATGACCTCGCAGCTGTGCTGAAGAGGGAAGCAGGACTCTAAATATCGCACCTGTGGTGCACACCAAGTCTGTGACTTGGACCCGCAAACCCACCTTCCCCTGGTAAATCGAAATGGCCGCACCATTTCAGAATTATTCCGGCGGTGTCCTTCTCGCGGACGTCGTCAAGCGCAATAACCTCAGCACCTATGTGTCTGAGGCAATCAAGGAACGCAGCCTGTTCCTGAAGAGCGGCGCGATTGTGCGCAACTCGCTGCTGGATGCCCGCGAAGGCGGCACCCGCATCCAAGTGCTCGAGTTCAACCCCGTGGCTCCCACCGAGGAGATCATGGATGGAACCGCCACCTGGGGCACCAGCACTGCCGGCTATCTGACTCCTCAGAAGATCGGCACTGCGACCCAGGTTGCGACCATCTGCCATCGCGGTTTCGCGTATGCAGTGGACGATGTGGCGCTTTTGGCTGCTGGGGAAGACCCCATGCTTCACATCCGCAACCAGCTTGCCGACGCCATCAACAAACTGAACAGCCAGCGTCTGTTCAGCCAACTGGCCGGTCTGTTTGGTTCCGCGCTGTCCGCCAACAGCCTGGACCTTGGTGTTGCCGCCGCCTCCGGCGCTGGCGAAGCCAACTTCCTGACTGGCGCCGCTGTGGCCCGCGCCCGCAACCTGCTGGGTGAGCGCGGCGACGAACTGGACACCCTGGTGGTCCACCCCTCCGTGGGCTTCTACCTGTACCAGATCGGTCTGCTGACCTTCTCGACCTCTGCACTGGCCGCTTCCGGCTCTGTGGTCTGGGGCGGTGGCGGCGTGGGCGTCGGCGCACGTGCCATCGGCGAATTCGCCGGTTGCCGCGTGATCATCGACCCCCTGGTGAACACCGTTGCCCCTGGCACCGGCGGCCACCAGCGCGAGTTCTACTGCTATCTGACAAAGGGTGGCACCATCCTGGAAGGTGTGCAGCAGGACCTGCGCATCGAAGCCGACCGCAACATCCTGTCCAAGCAGGACGTGCTCTCGGTCGACTACCACTCTGCCTACCACGTGATGGGCACCAAGTGGAACTCGGGCTCGGACAACCCGACCAACAACGGCCTGGCCACCTCGGGCAACTGGCAAGCCACCTACGACATCGACCTGATCCCCCTGGTTCAGCTCACCGTCAACAGCCCCCTCGACACCAGCACCATCTGATAATCAGATTGCGTGTACATCAGGCCCCACTTCGGTGGGGCTTTTTTCTTGGCGCTACACTGAAACAAAGGTGGATTAAGTAGCTGTGCCCGCGACGATCAACGCCACTTTGAGTAGCGCGTCGGCCAACAGCTACGTGACGCTTGCCGACGCCAACGCATATTTCGAGACAGTTCCTAGTTCTGCTACCTGGGTCGACAAGACCGACGATCAAAAGAACCGCGCCTTGATCTCAGCCACCCGCTGGATCGACACGTTGAATTTTTACGGCGACCGCTGCGACGCCGGCCAATCCTTGAAATGGCCGCGCACCAACTACGAGGTCGACAACATCACGCTGACCTGCACCGTAATCCCCAACGACATCAAATACGCCACATACGAGCTGGCACGCGCTCTAGCTAACGACACCGACGCCATCACCAACACTGAAAGCGACCCCGACGAGCTGTACCAGGAAGTCACGTTGGGCGACCTGAAGGTCCGCTACAAGGACAACAAAGTCGAAAACCCAATCAACAACGTCTTCGACGTCTACCCCTGGCTCCAGTCCTACCTCGGCGCCTACTGCGCAGGCGGCGCTGGCGGCTATCAACTGCGCGTCTTTAGGGGCTGATCATGAGCCTGGTCGACTCCACCTTCGCCGCAATCCCCGCCCAGCTTTTAGCTGACTGGGGCCAAAACGTGACCTACCTCAAAGCCAACACCGCCCCCACCTATAACACCACAACCGGCGAAGTCTCTGGAGCGGACACCAGCCTGACAGTCCGCGCCCTAATTTTCCAAGCCAAGCCCGAAGAGTTTGAGTCGTTTTACCAAACAAACGACCTGAAGGTCATCATCGGCAACGCCGAACTTGGAGCTTATTTACCGAGCATCCGCGACCGCATCCAGTACACCGAAAACAGCGAAACACGCACCGGCCGCATCATTAGCTGCAAAACCTCCCGTGGCGAGAACCCCATCGTCCACACGATCCTACTGAGGCCCCAATAATGGCCCGCGACATAAAGTTCCTAGTCAAGGACATCGAAGAGGCCACCGTTCGTGCAGCACAGTCGGCGGCTGTGGAAATAATGAACGGGCTAGTTAAGGCTGGTCCTGCATACACAGGAGCTTTTTCCTCCGCTTGGTACGCCGTACCTACAGGCGGTACAGCTGGTGGCCCTCGCTCTACCGGCCGTATCTATAAGTACGACAAGCGTAATGTTCCTCTAGTCAAGTTCAAAGCTGGTAATTGGTATCGCATTGTTAATGGTATGCCTTACGCAGACGAGGCAATGGACTTGGCACCTTACACACCGGAAGCGTTCACACGTAGAAAAGCACTGAAACCTCAGATAACAGGTTTTCGTGAACCAGGCAGCCGTCGGGGAGATCTACAAGGATCTGGGCGTAACACCAGCACTGCACCCCTTGATTGGTGGCCCAAGTACAACGCCGCAGGTCAACTACAAGCCGACTTGGCACGCGGATTTAGATTGGGCTTTGGCACGGCCCAAGGATTTAAATGAACTACCAAGCCATCCGCGCCGTATTCGAGACACCGCTTTTGACGGCGTATAACAGCCTCTCACCAGCAGTCCCGGTTTACTTCGACAACGTCATGAACGACGGCGCTGACAGTGCCGAAGAGTTCGTCGACATCAACATCCAGTTTGGCCTTACAACCGAAAGCACACTGACAACAAGTTTGGACATGGTGCGGGGCGTCATCGTCATTCGCACGTACACCCCGAAAGGGCGCGGCCCCGCCCGCAACCAAACCCTGGTGAACGTCGCCACTACAGCCCTCCAAACAATCAACGCCACACCAAAGCCCCCTTCTGGCGTCTATGTCCGCACTGGCTCTATCGACGGACCAGCCTTTAGCCCAGATTTTGGCGGCACCACACCAGATCAACAATCCCGCCGGGCATTTACACCCTTCTTTATTTCACGAATTGAGGCAGGATTCCAAGCACAAGTTATTTCTTAATAGGCAACTGCACTGGAGCTAACCTGTATTAAGCCGGGCTGTGCCCGCGTCACTGTCCCATCCATTCGGTAGAAACCAATGGCCACCGTTCTCTCGGGCACTTCCGGCGCCCTGTATTACACCCCTGCCGGCACCTCCGTCACCACCCTGACCGCTGGCGCCTTCCCCTCCACTGGTGCCAACATTACCGTCGGCTCCTACCTGGGCTTTAAGGTCAATGACCCTGTGACCCTGACTTACCCCGTAGGCGCCACTACCACCAACGCAATTCCCGCTGGTGCGTACTTCGTCAAGACTTATGTTGCCGCAACCGGCATCATGACCCTCAGCTCTACTGCTGGCGGCGTTGCTGTAACTGCAACTGCAGCCCCCAGCGGCTTTGGCGCCAACTTCGCCAGCATCACGTACACCGCCCCTGCAGCCGTGGGCTCTGTACGTGAGTGGAGCTTCGAAATCACACGAAGCGAAATTGATGTCACAACCATCGGCCAGGAAGCCGGCCAGTACGCCCCCTTCCGCAGCTACATCACTGGCTTTGCTGATGGCTCTGGTTCCGCCACGGTGTACACCACCGACGACGACACCAGCCTGTCCAGCCGGATGATCGAGGACGTGATCCAGTCCACCCAGGCTGGTGCGACCATGAAGCTCTACATCGACCGGATTGTGGCTTCTGGTTCGGTCAACGACACCACCAGCCGCAGCATCACTGTTCCTGTGATTCTGACTTCGGCCAGTTTGACCGTGAACCCGGACGACGGCCAGAGCGTGGAAATCGCTTTCCGCCCCAGCGCCGCCCCGACCTTCGACCTGTCGAAGTCCTGATAGGCTCCTACAGCAGTCAGTTCAGCAACCCCCAGTCCCTAACCGGGCTGGGGTTTTTATTTTCTAGTCCGCTACACTAGACAAGTCTTAAGTAGCAGTTTTTATGCCTGCCGCAGCCTCGCTTAGCGCCCTGGATCGCCTCCGCAAGGCCGCCAACCTGGAGCCCACCAAAAAGGAAGTCGAACTGAGCGACGGCTCCATTTTCGAGATGTGGGTCACCCCGCTAACGATGGCTGAGCGCGAACGCGCCCAAAAGCAAGCCAAATCCGACGACGCCACCGCCTTCGCACTGCAGTTGCTGATCTCAAAGGCTTGCGACGAAAACGGCGCGAAACTGTTCAAGCCTGCCGAAATCGACGTCCTCAAGAACGAAGTCAAGGACAAAGATCTCCAGTCCCTGATGCTGGCGATCCTGACCGACGATTCGGAGGAACTCGACACCAAAAGCGCTTGAGGACGAACTCCGCAAAGACGGCTACCTCATGCTGCAGTTCTACGTGGCCAAAGAGCTGGGGCTAACCCTCCACACCTTGCGCACCACGATGACTGACATGGAAATGCTCGGCTGGAACGCCTACCTCAGCATCCAAGCCGACGAGGAGCGCAAGGCCATCGAAAAAGCCAAACGCGGCCGCCGCTAACCCGGCGGCTTTAACCGCTTACACTTGTAGAACAAGGCGATAGTTCCGTGGCAAGTTACGAGGCGGTAGTCAATCTAAACGTCGTCGGAACTACACGGCTTCAGCGTGTCAATGCTGCAATAAGCGAACTAAACTCTCTAACTTCTCAACTAAATAACAGCTTAAACTTGCTTTCCCCCGGTGCGGGAAAACTAGGGGATAAACTACGTACGGCTTTCGAGCCAATCAAGAATTTTGCTCGTGACGCCACCAACGGAGTTGCAAAACTAGCTAACACACTAAACGGAGCAGCAACACAAGCACAAGTATTCTCTACTGTTTTAGACAATATAAAAATAAAAAGCGGTGGATTTAATGCCCAGGTAGCCGACGTAAAAAATATAGCAAATGCGTGGGTAGAAACAACACTAAATGCCCAAAAGTACCGTGCTGTACAAGAACAGGTCATTAAAGACGCATTAGCTAATAGGGGTTTAATGCAGCTTGGTACTGGCGAGATCGTCCGAGGTACCGAGGCTGGCGTCGGTATTCAGGGACCACGTCTGCCAGGTGGTGGGTTTAATCTTCCCGAGGGAGCGCAACGCTTAGCGCCTCCGCGACTTCGAGGAGCCCAGAATCTGCTCGGTAAACCCGGCATGGCAGATGCAATCATTGGTGGTGCGTTTCCGCTGCTGTTCGGCGGTGGCCCCGGTGCAGTAGCAGGCGGCTTCGCTGGCGGTTTAGCGGGCGGCGCTATTGGTGGCGGACTCGGCATGGCACTAAGCGTTGGCTTATCAGCAGCTGGCCAAGTATTAGACAAAGGTTTAAAGGATTCCCTAATCCTTGTATCTGATTTAGGTAAAGCAATGAACGAATTAAACATGAACAAATTGCGTGACAGCGTAGTAGCTGTCAATTCGGATCTTGACATAACGGTCGAACGTTTAATTAAAGCCGGCCAAGCTGACGCCGCTCGTGCCGAGATCGGCAAGCAGGTTGCTCTGCAAACAGGCTTACTGCCCGAAGCAACAGAAGGGACAGCCGCAGCTGTAAGCGCCCTCAGCACTGCCTGGAACGAAGTTGTAGGCGCCGTATCCGGGCTACTCAGTCTTCTGGGACGTCCGTTTGTAAGTGCACTAGCGGTAATTCTGCAGGGTATTGCAAAAGCTGTTCAAGGTATGAATATACTTATTCAGCTAATGAATAAATATATTCCCGGTATAGCTATTGCTAACAGACTATGGACAGAGATAGAAAAACGTCTACCTAAACTAGCCGAAGATCAAGAACAATTACGCGCTGAAATTGAACGACAGACGGACGCATATTCTCGTCAACTAGCTTTAAGTATGAAGCTGGAAGCTATCGACAGGCGCCGTAATAAGGGCAACAATGTCGAAGCCCGCATAAATAACAACGAACTCGATCGTCAGGCAAAGGTTGCTGAGCTGCGAGACAACACAGAAAAGAAAATACAAGAAGCACGCCTAAAGTTTAAGGGTCAAGATATCAAACTACTTGAAGATCAAATTCGGGCTGAAGCGGCTATCGAAGAACGCGCAATCAACAGAGAAGCAGCCCGCAAACGCGAACGCTTGGAGCTTGAAAAATCTCTAGGAATTATCAAAGCTACTCTGACTGCAGAGACAGCTCGAGTGGAGCAAGCAGCTGCAATCCGTGAGCAGGACTTACGTTTACTGCAATCACAATTAAGTCTAAATACAGAACTACAAAATATTGAAGAAAGCAGATTACAGAAACAGAAGACTTACTCCATGTCATTAAATGAAACATCCGCCACTATTGATAGGATCGCCGCCAGTCAGCAAGAAAACGCCCGTCTTACAGAAGAAAGTGCGCGTGTACAGGCAGATAATTCGATCCAGCAAGCGGCAGACGCCGCAAAGATCGCTGAGCACAAAGCCTTTGCCGCTAAACAAGAATGGCTGGCACTCGGACGCGCTGGAGATCTTACTGAGGAGAAAAAAGCAGAGCTACAGGCACTAATTGATCAAGAACCTATTGCCAAACGCAACTTAGAAGTAACACGAATTACTGCACACGAGACAAAACTAGCTGCAGCAGCCCGCTTCGAGCATCAACAGTACACCATCGACTTGGAACGTCGCGAGCAGCAGGTAGCGGCCTACGCGAAAGAGTTAGCCCTTGAGACACAGAAAGCTGCTCGCGCAGCTGAGGAGCACTTGGCGAAGGTCGACAACTCTACGAGGAGAATCACCTCTTTTGCAGATGCGTACATAACTATAAATAACGTACAAAAAAGCATCCTGCAGACTGCACTTCAGGATGCAAAAACAACGGAAGAAAAACGCGCACTTATCCAGCAGATTTATGATCTTGAAATTTCCAACGCCAAGCTGGCTTTAGCAAGCAGCAAAGCGCAGATTGCAGCCGACATAGAGCGTCAGCGCATCATGCTGCGCAACGCTGAACTTAAGTACGAAGAGCTTCGCTCAACTGTGCTGCTAGCTAAAGCACAGGGCGTTGTTACCCGCGAGCACTACGCAGCTTTGGACGCACAAGCATCATCTCTCCGTATTGCACAGGACACCTTTAAGACCACTCGCCAGATAGCTACGTACCAGATGCAGGCAGCGGAAGCCGTTTATCGTGGCGCTGTTTTTGCTGCGGGCCGTACTAGAGACGAAAGCTTGGGTGGTTTGAGTACAGGGTCTACTCGCGGTCTACAAGCGTTCCACGATTCCAACGTATCTGCGTTTGCTTCTGGCGGTTATGTGACTGGTCCGACTCGCGCCATGATCGGCGAAGGCGGCGAATCCGAGTACGTCATTCCGGCCAGCAAGATGGATGAAGCCATGTCCCGCTATGCACAGGGGCAAAGAGGCTCTAGTGTGATCCCGTCCAGCATCAACCCCCAGGTGAATGTCACCACAGGCCCGGTGATGAACATGAACGGCAGCAACTACGTCAGCCAACAGGACTTTATGGCTGGTCTGCAGATCGCTAGCCGCCGTGGGGCGCAAATGGCACTGTCCGCAATGCGGGGTAACGGCGGAATCCGCCGCTCTGTTGGAGCACGCTAATGGCAGTACGCGGCATTGCGGGATTCCTCAGTTTTTTCCCCGAACTAACTCCAGTTGGCACATCCCCGTTATACCTGTTTCAAAATTATTTTCCTGACCCTACAAGCGACGGGTTTTTTACTTATGACTATAAAGCTTTTTCTCTGTCCACTTTAGTTGACGATAAAAACAGTACATCTTCTGACTTCACAGTAACATTCCCGGCAACAGCGGAAAATGTTGATTTAGTGGAAGCTTCTCTAACAAACAGATACAACATAACAGCAATCGTACAGCAGTGGTCAGCAACAGAAGGGCTTGAAGCCCCGAGTTCGTTTGATATTTACGCTTTTGCGCAAGGTAATGCGGTATCAGCTACAGCCGACATAACAACAATTAGCTTGGTCTGCCGCCCTTACGCAGATGCCATTGACGGCGATATACCTTGGCGCAAAATACCCTGGACTATCTTGGGTCCGCTATCCCTCGGTACTTAACGATGTCACTAAATCAATACGACAATTTGTTTTCTAAGGTCGGTAGCGGCCCAAGTGTTTCGTATGCCTCATATACAAAAGAAGAGGCGATGGCGTTGCGCATTGGTCCGTATGCCGACTCATCTCGTTCCATCGACGTATCTCGCGCACCAGCAAAACAAGACGCAGCAAAAGAAAATATCCGTCAAAAGCAAATTGAACTCAGGAAATCACTCAAGTTAATTCCTTTTGAAAGGCTGGACCAAACACAAGAATTTGGCAACAGCGGCGATGCAGTCCCGATTGTTTTTTGCCGTAGGTCGGACAACAAAGGTGGCGCGTGGTTAAGCCCACTACTGGTTGACAGCGCCTCAGACAATTTCAACCAGACCTTTGTTTACTTGATTAGCCAAGGGGAGGCAACCGGCTTTTCTAATGCTGATGACTTTTACATCGGCAAGTACAACATTGCAGATCTAAGTAGGCAAGGCTTGCTGCAGACTTCGCTCAGCGCCTTTAGCACCTACACAAACGATCCAACAGTTTGCCCCATCTCCGCTTCAGATGTTTCGTGTAGCCATAACGTCTTCAAAATTCTGCTGGATCCCCTGTCGCCAGAGGTAGGTAGCGCCGTACAGTTTCGCAGCGTTGACGAGTATTCCACTGAGGCGCGAATCAAGGTCAAACCCATTTACCCAGATGGTGTTGGAGGTGCAACACTGCTGGAGACCTACAACATCCGCGTTCGTCGTACTAATAACCTCAACGGCAACACAACCACTGTTGGCACAATCACAACAAGCAATGTAGGCGCGACATCTGCATTATTTACCGACACCTACTCGACTGGAAACTACACGCACACCTTTGATGTGCAAAGTATTGCCATCGCGCAGACCACAAAACCTGCCTACATCCTGATTGAGTTTCGCCAAGAAAACGACTTTCCCTTCGACGTAGATCGAAAAGCATCGTATGCCGACCTAACTTTCCTGGTGGTCCAAGGTAATCTTTACGACGTTAAAAAACAGTACAGCCCTCCGACAGAACTAAAACAACTGCACATCTTTATGGAGGATGGCATTCGAGTAGACAAATGGCGCCTAAATCCAAGCGGACCAGGATTTACTTACTCTTATGCATCTAGCAACAAGTTCGGTGATCTAGTGCTTTACTTTTTTCAGCAGTCAGGTAAATATCCGAACGCAAGCAATGTACAGCAAGTTTCCTACCTCGATGTAGCTACCGCAGCTCAATTTCACGACACATACGACATCTTTTTTAACGGGGTTATTTCCAGCGGCACAAACTTCATGTCCTACGCGCAAAGCGTAGCCCCGATGTTCCTGTGCGCTTTCTTTAGTTCCACTGGCTTCTTCCGCCTCAAACCACTACTACCTCTTACAAGTGCTGGTGCCATTGACACTGGAGCACTAACACCGAAAGCCACGTTCACAGATAGTGACCTAACCCCTGATAGCACCGCTAACACCATCATCGCTGGCTCGCTCCAAAAGGCTTATTTCAGTACAGAGGAGCGTCAACCCATCAAGCTGGTTATCAGTTTCCGTGGTATCCGCAAGAGTGGCGTGGAGCGCACGAAGACAGCAGAAGTCAGGTACACCGACTACCCCTCAAGCAGTCCTGAAGAGCAATACGACATGACGGAATTTTGCGTCAGAAACCAGCACGCAACAACCTTTGCAAAATATGTCCTTGCGACTCGCCGGTACAGCACACACAAGATCACATTCCAGACAGCAAAGAATACATATGACGACTCCCAGCTGCTTCCCACGGATTTAATCGCTGTGCAAATTACGCGCACCAACAGCGAGGGTGATTCGCGTGTTGAGACCAACCACTACCTTGTCGACTCCATCGAATACGAACAGACAGGCATCTCCACAATCTCCGCCACGCATTTCCCCCTGAACGGCGCTGGGGCTAGCATCATTAGTAACAGCATTATTTCTGGGTCGTTTGAGGTGATCGTATGACGACCTTCCCCTCCGTCAAACCCAGCAGCCGCGTTTGGACCCCTGGCGTTCGTCCGCAGACGCTATATCAAACACTGGACGGCATCGAGATCCGGTTTATCCACGGCAGCCGCACCGTGGGGCAACAGCTCAGCTTGTCGTTTGAGAACGTCACCGAGGCCGTCGGCAAGTCAATCACCGACCACTACGCCGCAAACGGCACTACCTACGGCACTTTTGCG